AAGATAACCGCCGACGCGCTCGCGACGCTCGTCGCGTCCAAAATCGTGCTGCCGGAGGAAGCCGCGATCAAACTCGCGCATTGCTGCGACTTTGACGAGCTCGACCTCGAAGCCCGCGAAGCGGCGCTGCAATACGAGCTCGCGCGGCTCGCCGAGCCTGAGCCTGAGCCGACCATGCTGCCGCCGCAGCCCGGTCATGTGCCGCCGGCGCCGCCCAACGGCCGCCCACCCGTCGAGCCCTACGACGCATGACCGCACTGGCGTCGCCGCTCACGCGCTCGAGCTCGGCGCCCGACTTCCCGACGACGGCGCTGCACGGGTATCTCTCAGCACTGCTCGGCAGCGGCCGCGAAGTCGAGCGCACGCTGCGCGCGTACGTCTGGCCGTATCTGCCGACGCTCGTGCACCACTACGCCGCCGCTGCAGCCCGGCGCAACGATGGGCGGCGCTTGCGCGTCGCTGTCGTCGGCGGACCGCGCACGGGCAAGTCGACAGCCGCTCGAGCGCTCGCCGACGCGCACGGACTGCCGCTGCGACACGCCGACGACCTGATACCGCTCGGGTGGAGTCGCGCCAGTGAGCAGCTCGCGCACGAGATGCGCTTGTCCGATGGCGGCATCTTCGAAGGCGTGGCGATCGCGCGGGCGCTCAGAAAGCTGCTCGAGCTAGACCCAGGGCAACCGCTCGACGCAGTCGTAGTTATGCATGCGCCCTACGCCGTGCTCACGCCGGGACAAGCGGCCATGACCGCGGGGCACGACCGCGTCTTCGACGCCATCTTGCCCGAGCTGGAGCGCCGGGGCGTGCGCGTGCTCGAACTGCCGGCACAAGGGCTTACCGCGCGCGCGGCGCTCACCTTCACGGCGGCGGCCGGCATCACTCCGCGGCTCGACGCGCGTGACCCGCTACTGGGCGAAATCTTCGCTCGCGCTCGTGCGGCGCACCGCTTCGACATCAGACCGGCCGCACTGCTCGCCGGCATGCGCGTCGACGAGCATGCGCGCGCGACGCTCGAGCGCCAGGTCGGCGAAGCGCTCGGACTGCCGCGCTATCAGCTTCGCAAAGCGCTTGCGCCGCCGGCGCGCACAGACGCCGCACGCATGGATGCACGGAAGAAGACGCCGCGGCAAAAGCTCGCCGCCATCGACCCGCTCACGCCCGGCAACCCCATCGCTGCGAAGCTCGACCAGTTCATCACAAGCAACGTCTCGCGCGTCGGCACCATGACCGACGGCGTGTACGCGAGCGTCGAAGCGGACGTGCGCAAGGGGCTCGAGCAAGGGCTGAGACCCGAAGCCCTCGCGAGCATACTGCTCTCAAGAAACAAAGAACTGAGCGCGACGCAGGCGACCATCATCGCCAACGACGCCGTGGGGAAGTTTCACGGCCAGCAAACCAAGTTGCGGCAACAGTCGCTCGGCATCACACACTACAGATGGCGCACCGTGCGCGACTTGAAAGTCCGCCCGGGACATCGCGCGCTCGAAGGCTCAGTACAGTCATGGGCCGAGCCGCCGGTCACGAATCCGAACACAGGCAAGCGGGCGCATCCGGGCTTCGACACCCACTATTACGCGTGTCGCTGCAGTGCTTCGCCCGTCATCGACCCGGCGACCATTGCGCCGCCGTCTGATAGTCCGTTCGCGCGCACGCCGGGCGCGGCGCCGACCCAGCTACCGCTGCCGAGCGTGCCGCCGCCGCCGTATCCCCGGGGTCCGCTGCCGGTCCTAACACAGCCGCCCAAGCCCGCGCCGATATCGAAGCGGAAGAGGCCGGTAGCGCCGGCACTGCCGCAGCTCACGCTCACGCCGCCGGCAGCTGCACCACTGCCAAAGCCTGCACCGCTGCCGACGCCCGCACCGGCGCCGCTGCCGGACATACCGGCGTCCGACCGCGCGCTACTCGCACCGCTCGAGTCTGGCGTACCGGATGCGCAGCTGTCGTATCTACGCGAAGGCATGCGGGACATGACCGCAATCAGCAGCGCATACGCCGGCGCTACCGCGGCAGAAGTCGACCTCATAGCGACGGGGCAAATCCCCACGAAAACCGGACAGGCATTCGAGCCGATCGTGATATCGGCCGAGCCGGGCTATCTAGAGCTGACAGACGGTCGGCACCGCATGGCGGCGGCTCGCGCAGCCGGGGCGACGCGAATCCTTGCGCGCATCAAGACGCCCGGCGGGGGCGAATACCTGCGGGTGATTCCGATTCCGCGCTAGCACCCTGCATCACTGATAGCCCGTCGCCGGCGTTGCGGCGCGGTACGTCAAGCGGGTGTAGCGTTGCCCACCGGGGCCCATGGCACGCTCGTCGAGCTCGCGCACGCACGCGCAGCGCTTGCACGACTCGACCTGCACGCCGCTGCCGGCGAGCACCGGCAACCACGCATGCACGCCGTGAGTCGGACACAGCGGCTCGCGCGGCGGGACCTCTACATACGCCGAGCCTGCTTCGCCGCTCGACTCGCACACGACCGACACCTCGAGCAGCCACGTCGAATAGCTGCGCGCACGCTGCGAATCCACGTCGACGCGCGCGAGCGCTTCGGCGAGCGCCAGCTCTGCAGTCGCGCTCTCGAGCGCGGTATACGGGTTTGCGTCTTCTGACACGATCCATAACGCCATGGCCTAACGCCTCCTGTGTGTCGTGAGCTATAGCGCCCGGGCTCTAGCGCGGTCAACACGGTCACGCACGCAAAACGGCGTGCACGTCGACTGTGTGTACTCTGTGGACAAGTTCACCGATGCTTCGGTGCTCTGGTAGACCGACGCACCGGCGCATCTGTCTACCGAGACGGGTCGACCGGGCTCGCGAACGGGGGGGCGATGTCCGGGGCGACCGGTCGCTCGACATCCCGGCCGGATTTAGGGGCTAGCAGGTCGCTTGCTAGTGGTGAACCAGTGGACCGGTGCACCGATCCATCGATGCTCTTGACAACCGCCGCGCGTGCCATTACGCGTCCGCGTGACTGTCACGCGCTACGATGCAGCCCGGCTAGGTAACGTCAAAAAGACGTCGCAAGGCTTTTTGCGGGCTCCTGCACGCGTCACACGCACCGGCGTGCTCACCTACCACCGCGCCGACGGCACGGTCGTGCGCGAGCTGCGACGGCCCGACAACGTCTTCGCGGCCGACTCGCTGGCGACGCTCGCCGATGCGCCCGTCACCGACCTCCACCCGCGCGACATGCTGTCGCCCAGCAACGCCAAGCAGCTCGCCGTCGGGCACGTCTCCGGCGCTTCCGCCCGTGCCGACGCCGGCAAGTTCGTCGAAGCCCAGCTCGTCATCACGGACGCCGGGATGATTGCGGCCATCGAAGCCGGCGACCGGACCGAAGTCAGCTGCGGCTACACGTGCGACTTGAAGCACGGCGGCGGCACCTTCAACGGCGAGCACTACGACGCCGAGCAGACGAACATCATTTACAACCACGTCGGGCTCGGTCCGCGCAACTGGGGGCGCGCTGGCGCCGAAGTCGCGCTGCGACTCGACAGCAAGGCGCCCGACGACTTTGCGCTCGGCGAAGGCGCCGCGCGAGCAGTGCTTACCGACGAGCCAAGGAAAGACAGCAACATGGATTTGGTTACCATCCGCATCGACGGCATCGAAGCGCAAGTCTCGCCGACTGCCGCGCAAGTCATGCAACGCACGCTCGACGCGCGCGACACCGCGGTGCGCGATGCCGCGGCGAAGCTCGCTGACCTACAGAAGCGCTTCGATACGCAGAACGCCGAGCTCGACGCGACCAAGACCCAGCTCGCGCAAGCCGCCGACCCGAAGCGCTTCGACACGGCGCTCCGCGAGCGGCTCGACCTGCTCGAGCGCGCACGCCCCGTGCTCGGCCGCGAAGCGAAGCTCGACGGCAAGACGCCGCGCGAAATCAAAGAGCTCGCGCTCGAAAAGATGAAAGCCGGCGGCAAGCTGCTGTCAGAGCGCTCCGATGCCTACATCGACGCGCTCTTCGACATGACCGTCGACAAGTGGCTCGTCGACCAACAGAAACACAATCCGCGCGGCCACGACCAGACGCACCACGTCGACGCCGGCGACGGCTCAGACAACGACGTGCACGCCATCCTGGAAGGTCGTCGCACCGACGGCGTGAATCCGCCCAAGCGCGAATACCAGACGCCGCCATGGCGCTCGAAGCTCGCAGCATCGCGCGAGTAGCCCGACCACACCGACCACTCAGAAAAGGGAAACACGCAACATGCAGCTAACCTATCCC